AACTTGCCTCCAGTAAAGAAAGATTTTACATTGAATGTGAAGAAAGAGCAACAAACTAAAACAACTACTAAAACTAAAGCATTAGGAACTGTTAAAAGTGAAGGATTAAAAACAGTAATGAATGATTTTTTCAACGATTAATTAATAACAATTAAAAATAAAGGTTGTGGTTTCAATACTACAACCTTTTTCTATTCAAAACTATGGTAACAGCAATAATTATTCTATCTTTAATTGTACTAGTATTAGGATTTACTACTTACAATTTACTTAAGAAAAATGAAAGATGTGAGGATATGATTACTTCATATGAAAATTATATGAAAAATTTATCTGAAACTATCGATTTCACTAACAAAAAATTAAAAGAAATAGACGCTAAAGGCTCATTTGAGAGTGATGATGAGGTAGGTTTCTTCTTTAAAGAGATGAAAGTCTTACAAGAAATGCTAAATGACTTTAATATAAAATAATATGGCTAGTAAAAATTACTTTACCCAGGAAACTGAAGATGCTATTATAGCATATAATAATAGTGTAGATTTTGCTGAGAAAAGTAAAATTTATAATGAGAAAATCCACTATGCTTTCTTTAAACTAACTCAGAATATAATTCATACTTTTAAATTTTATCATACTGAAGTTGAAAATATTGAAGATCTCCAACATGAAATTATAACATTTCTATTAAGTAAAATTCATTTATTTGATCCTTCTAAAGGAGCTAAAGCTTATTCTTATTTTGGTACTATAGCTAAACGTTATTTAATATTAAGTAATGATAAAAATTATAGAAAAAAAGTAGAAAGTATAGATATTGATAATTTTAATGATGATGGAACTGATTTTTCAAATGGAAAAGAATTAGAAAGCTCATTAAAATATGATATAGAAACTTCAGATAAAAAAGGTACTAAAACAGATCAATTATCTTATTTTATAGATAAATTTGTTATATATTGTAGTGATAATATTTATACTTTATTTCCTAAAAACAATGATGCTAAAATAGCTGATGCCATATTAGAATTATTTAGAAAAAGAGAAAATATAGATATTTTTAATAAAAAAGCTATTTACATTTATATAAAAGAAATAATAGATATAGATACATCACAAATAACTAAGGTTTCTAAAAAATTATATGATATTTTTAATAAAAGTTATATTTATTATTTAGAACACGAAATTATAAAATTTTAATAGTTTTTATATTTATAATAAAACTATGGATAATAATCTAAATACTGTTCTTTTTAAGAAAAAAACATTTTCTTCATTATTAGAAGAAATATATGAAAATTCTAAAAAAAAAGAACAACAAATATCCGCTTTAATTCTTGAATTAAAACCACTTATAAATGATATAGGTGATGCTACTTTAATAGTTCCATTAATAAAAGAATATATGGAAATTGGAGTTAAAAATGATGAACATTTAATTAAATTAGCAGCTATTGTTCAAAGATCAATGCAAAATTCTAGTAATGGAGATAATTCTTTTACTATAAGTGAAGAAGAAAAAACACAATTATTGGAAGAAATTAATAAAATGAAATAATGGATTTTACTCCTGCTGTAGTTATTGATATTGTTTTAGACAAAAATAGTAAATATTTTTCAACAGTTGGAGGATATAATGGAATAGGTACTATTTATTATAAAAAAGTAAAAGGAAATTCTTATGGTTCTAGTGGTTTTGCTAAACCTTATTTTTCAAATATTTTCAATTTCCCCTTAAAAAATGAATTAATATATTTATTTGATTTACCTAATCCAGATATTCAAAATAATATAAATATTAAATCAACTTATTATTTATCTCCTATTAATGGATGGAATAGTAATCATCATAATGCTATACCTAAATTATTTGTAAATAATTTTTCTAAGCTTCCTGAATCTCAAAAAAGAGATTATAGACAAACTGAATTAGGAGCGGTTAGAGATGTAAAAAATGATTCTGCTAAAACTGATTTAGGAAATACTTTTATAGAAAAAACAAACATTAAACCTTTAATTAAATTTGAAGGTGATGTAACTATAGAAGGCAGATGGGGTAATTCAATTAGATTTGGTTCTACAATCATAAGTGGTTCTCAACCTTTAAATAATTGGTCTTCTGGTAGTATTAGTGGTGATCCTGTTACTATAATAAGAAATGGACAATCATCTAACGCTGGATCTATAGGATTTTTACCTGTAATAGAAAATCCAAATACTGATCCGAGTTCAATTTGGTTAACATCAACTCAAAAATTAAATGTGTTTTTACCTAAAACATATCCTAGTTATTTTAATGAGAAACCTATTTCATCAGATCAATATAATAAACCACAAATTCTTATTAAATCAGGTAGATTAGTTTTTAATTCTAATGAGGATCATATTTTATTCTCATCAAATAAATCTATTAATTTACACGCAGTTTCATCAATTAATTTAGAAACTACTAATTATGTTGTTTTAGAAACATCTAAAGTTTATTTAGGTAGTAAAGATGCTACTGAAAAAGTAGTTTTAGGAAATACATTAAAAACTCAATTAGATACTTTAATTAAAGCTTTAGATATTTTCGCTAATGCTTGTAAATTAGTTATCTCAACACCAGCTGGTAGTCCTTTACCAACATTAGTTGTAGCAGCTGATACATTAAAAAATACTTTACAATTAATCAAAACAGATGATATTTTATCTGATGATGTATTCACAACATAATGGCAGAAACTTTTGATCAAATACAAAAAAGAAGGCAAGAAAAAATTGCTAAAATTAAAAAGAATAATTCTGGGTTAATAAAAAAACAATCAGAGTTAGATTTTTTTAATTCAACTATACCTGAGGATCAAAAACCTAAAGGAGCTGATAAATATGGTCCTTTAATTTTAAATTTATCTAATCAAATGGCTAATCAAATAACACCTATTTTAATTAGTCAAATTCAAGAAGCTGGTTTTGGTGAATTAGAAAAACAAGGAGTTGATCCTAATTTGATTCAAAATGTTTTAACAGGACAAGTAAATCCTAATGATTTTTTATCACAAATTAAATTAGATAGTTCATCTTTATTAAAAATTTGTCCTACTAAAGAAAAATTAAATCAAATAATAAATGTTAGAAATAATTTAAATCAAACATTAAATAGTATTAATACTCGTTTAGAATCTTTTAATCGTTCATTAAATACTATTTCTCAAACATATGGTATTACTTTAACATTAGTACAAACAATAGATATAGCAGGAATTATTACTTCAACTGCTTCTAAAATTATACCAGCACCTCCTGGAGTACCGGGGATTGTTACTTCTACTTTAAATGATTTAATAGCTCAAAAAATAAAAATTTTATTTAAAGAAGACGGATCACCTAAATTAGCTAAATTAAAAGCTACTTTAAACTCTGCTGCTCAGCCTTTATCTATTTTAAGTTATTATATAAAAACAGCTATTAATTTACTAAAATTATTAGATATATTAATTAAATTATGTGATCAATCTGCTAATTTAAATGAAATCAATAGTAATTTTATATCTATAGCTAATCAATTAGATATTTCTAATAATAATAATACTTATAAAGGATTTACATTTGAAATAAAAACTGTACCTTTTAATAATAAATTAAATAGAAAAAAAGCTGTAGCTATAAATAAAAGTGGTATAATATTACTTGAGACAGAATTATCATTTACTTCAAATGATCAAGTATTAATAAATGAACTAAAATTTGCTATTGATAAAAATAATTTAAAAGCTGACTAAATAAATATTTATAATAAATTATGGACATTAAAGGTTTAAAAAGATTAATTAAAGAAGCTGTAAGAGAAGCTATTCAAGAAGAATTAAAAGACATACTTGTCGAAGCAGTTAAAGCTCCTAAAGTACCTATAGGTGTAGGGGGATATAGTGTACCTAATAAAACAATAAATGAAGTTGATTTTTCTCCAAAAATAGATACTAGAAAAATGTACACTGATATAATGGGTAATTTTGAAAGAGGAAAAGAAGAATTATCATTTAATACAAATACAAGCCAAAATTTCTCTCCTCAAGGTACTTATGTCCCTGGTGGTATGACAGCTGGAATAGAAGGTACTTTACATCCTGGTGAAGTAGGATTAGATCAAATAATAAATTTAATGCAGCCTAAATAATGTCATTTGGCGCTAAAAAAATATTTCCAATAGATCAAAATCCTCGTAAAGCGATAGGAGTTTCTTTACCTTTTAATCAACCTGCAGTTTTTGGTTCTACATATCTAACCAAAGACGCTATAAGAAATAATCTTATCAATTACGTACTTACTAATCCAGGTGAACGACTTTTTGATCCTAACTATGGATTAGGTTTAAAAAATTATATATTTGAACAAATAACTAACGATTCAATAGATAGTTTATCATTTAAAATTCAAACAGATATAAATCAATATTTTCCTTCAATACAAGCAAAAATTAATATTATACCTGATAATGATTTTAATACTATCAATATTTACATAAATTACAGTATAATAAATACAGGAATTACTGATACAATAGAAATAAATTTTAATAATGGCAACTAATAGAGATATAAAATATTTTAATAGAGATTTTCAAGGATTAAAAAATCTTTTAATCAATTATACCAAAACATATTTTCCTGATACTTATAATGATTTTAGCCCTTCATCTCCAGGAACTATGTTTATGGATATGACAGCTTATGTAGGTGATGTTTTATCATTTTATTTAGATAATCAAATACAAGAAACATTTATTCAATACGCTCGTCAAACCCAAAATATTTATACTTTATCTTATATGTTAGGTTATAGACCTAAAGTAACTAAACCTTCTATTGTTGATATTGATATTTACCAACAGGTACCTTCAATTTTAAGTGGTTCTGTTTATGTACCTGATTTTTCTTATACTTTACAAATAAATGAAAATACTCAAATAAAAACAATAAATAATTCATTTTTCTTATTACAAGACAATGTTAATTTTAGTGTTTCTAGTTCTTTAGATCCTACTGAAGTAACAGTTTATCAAATTTCTGGTGGTAACCCACAATACTTTCTATTAAAGAAAAAAAGAAAAGCAATATCAGCTCAAATAAAAACAACTACTTTTTCTTTTGGAGCCCCAACATCCTTTTCAACAGTTAATTTAACTGATAATAATATTATAGAAATATTAGATATAACTGATAGTGATGGTAATATATGGTATGAAGTACCTTATTTAGGTCAAGAAATGATTTATGAAAGTATTAAAAATACAAATACTAATGATCCTAATACTTACATAGACACAGATGCTCCTTATTTATTAAGATTAAAAAAAATAGCTAGAAGATTTGTAACTCGTTTTACTTCAGATGGAAACTTACAAATACAATTTGGTTCAGGTACTACAGGAGCTGTTGATGAAACTATAATTCCAAATGCTGATAATGTTGGTTTAGGATTACCTTATGAACAAATAAAACTTACAACAGCTTTTGATCCTACAAATTTTCTTCAAACTGATACTTATGGTATAGCTCCTTCTAATACAACATTAACTGTGAGATATTTAACAGGAGGTGGAGTAAATTCTAATGTTGAATCAAATACTATAACAACCATTAGTACAACATCCAATATATTATTTACAAATAATAATTTAAATACTACTACAGCTAATTATATTTTTGGAACTTTAGCTATTAATAATCCATTAGCTGCTTCTGGAGGTTCAGATGGAGATACATTAGAAGAAATAAGACAAAATTCTTTAGTTCAATTTCAATCTCAATTAAGAAACGTTACTAAAGATGATTATTTAATAAGATCTTTATCAATGCCTACCATATATGGTTCTGTTTCTAAAGCTTATATTGAACCTATTAAATTAGAAAATTTACAACAAGGTGAAACACCATCTGTATTAGATATATATGTTTTAGGTTATAATTCAAATAGATCTTTAACAACTTTATCTGAAACTATTAAAGAAAATTTAAGAACTTATTTATATGAATATAGAATGATTAATGATTCTATTCGTGTAAAAGATGGTTTTATTATTAATATTGGTATTAATTTTGAAATTGTTGTTTTACCTAATTTTAATAACACTGAAGTATTATTTAATTGTATTAATGCTTTAAAAGATTATTTCAAAATAGATAATTGGCAAATTAATCAACCTATTATAATAAGAGATATTTATATTTTATTAGATAAAATTCAAGGTATACAAACTGTTAAAAATATTGAAATAATTAATAAATCTGGTGTAGTAAATGGTTATTCTCAATATTCTTATGATATACCTGGAGCTACACAAAATAATGTAATTTATCCATCTTTAGATCCTTCTATATTCGAATTAAGATATCCAAACACAGATATAATTGGAAGAGTAGTACCTCTTTAATTTAAAATATTTATAATAAATGACCATTTATAAGATTTTTCCTGAAAAAGATGCTACTTTATATTCTCAGTATCCTAGTGCTAACACAGGATTAGATGAAATTTTAGAAATATCTACTATATATGATAATCAAGTAACTTATGCTAGTCGTCCTTTAATACAATTTTCCCAAACTGAAATTCAAGATATTATAACTAATAAAATATCAGGAAATCAATGGCAGGCTAATTTAAAATTATATTTAGCATATGCTTCAAATATTCCTTTAAATTATACATTATATTGTTATCCTATATCTGGTTCTTGGGATATGGGAACAGGACATTATCAAGATTCACCTGCTATAGTTAATGGTGTAAGTTGGAATTTTAGAGGAGCATCAGGATCAAATGCTTGGTCTTTATCTTCATTTTCAGCTTATGTTACTGCTTCTTATATTTCTTCCCAAACTGGTGGTGGTAACTGGTATACTGGTTCAGCTACTTTAAATCCTATAGCTACTCAATCATTTAATTATATTACTTCAAAAGATATTAATTTTAATGTAACTAATACTATAAAATTATTTAATAGTGGAACAATAGAAAATAATGGTTTTATAATTAAAAAAGATAATTCTATAGAATTTGATTCTAATTCAGCTTTTGAATTAAAATATTTTTCAATTGATACTCATACCATTTATCCACCAGAATTAGAATTTAAATGGGATGATTCAGTATATAATACAGGATCATTAACAGTTTTAAATACAGCTAATTTTATTTTAACTTTACCTAATAATGAAGGTTTTTATAATAAAGATACTATAAAAAAGTTTAGAGTATATAGTAGACCTAAATATCCTACTCGTATTTTTTCTACTTCTTCTGTTTATACTACAAATTATGCTTTACCTACTAGTTCTTATTACGCTGTAAAAGATTTAGACACTAATGAATTTGTAATTGATTTTGATACTACTTATACAAAAATAAGCTGTGACTCTGATAGTAATTATTTTAAAATTTATATGAATGGATTAGAACCTGAAAGATATTATAAATTATTAATTAGAGTAGACATAGATGGACAACAAATAATATCTGATGATAACTATTATTTTAAAGTGATAAATGGCTGAGAAAGTAATATTTAATAAAGTTGTTTATAATAAAAACCAATTTGAACAAGTTGTAAATAATCAATTTACACAATTGGTTCCTCAACTTACATCATCTGTGGCTCAAACTATTGATGTGAATCAATTTTTTGATGCTTATAATCTTTTATTTTATCAAATACCTAAATTTGGTGAAATCAATTCTCATGAATATTTAGTAAAAAGAAGTAGTGATTATATAGGAGATGTAGCAATAAATGAAGATATTCAAGCTTTAATCAATGAAATAGATGTTCTTCGTCAAGAAAATTTGGATTTACAACAACAATTAATTAATTTTACAACAACTGGCTCAATATAATGGCTCAAACTATAATTACACAAATAATCCCTATAAATCAATCAACTCAAACTTTAACATTTGAGGATGATGTTTTAATTAATAATAATATAGTTGATTCTAGTTTTAATGTTGAAATAGATATTATTGAAACTTTTGTTTATGATTTAAATTTAACATTATTAAGTTCAATAAATTCATCTTATACAGTCCAAGAAACTAATATAGATAATAATCAAGTAAAAGAAATATATTTAGACCCTGTTAAAGATTTAGAGAATAATCTTTTTAATAATGGTATTTATATAACTAATTATAATTTTCAAAGAAATAAATTAGATTCATCTATATTTAATCAGTATTATATTAAAGAAATATCTACTGATAGAACAGAGTTAAGAATAGATAATTCTTCTTTTACTAATACTGAATTAAAAAGAGCTTATGATAATTTTAGTATTGATTTTAATACATCACCTGTTTTTAATGGATTTTATTTAAATTTTAACAATAATAATCTATTATTAGCTACAAATATTAGTTATGATGAAAGTAATGAGAGAAATTCTATTCTAATTAAATTATATGAACCTTTACCTAATGAATTTAACATAAAATCTCAGTTTTGGGTAGTAGAAAAAATATCAGAATCTTTAGCTTATCAGATAGAATTTGTACCTGATATTATTGATTTTGATGATAATTTATTTTTAAGAGGACCTAATTTAAATATTCCTATTAAAGATCAAATAAATAATTCTACTGAGTTTAAAAATTTAGATACTTTATTTAGTTCATCATTTAATTTACAAAATCAACTAGATAGCTTATTAATTGAAAATAGAGCCGAATTAAATACAGATTATACTGATTATAATAATTTTGTATTTTTTAGTTCAATATCTCAAAGATTAAATAATTTTTATGATAAAGTTAAATTAATTGAAAATTATAATAATGATATAAATAATTTAAATGTTTTACCTAATGAAACAAATGTATCATCAAGTAAAGCTATTTTAGAAACAAAAATAAATGATATAATTAAAAATTTTGATGGTTATGATTATTATTTATATTATGAAAGTAGTTCTTATGCTTGGCCAAAATCTAACTCAACAAAACCTTATACATTATATTCAACTGGTTCTACTCAAGTTTTAAATTGGTTTGGAAGTAATACTTTAACCTCACCTTATTATGGTGGTCAATTTTATAGTGCTTCCAAATATGATAATGAAAATCAAAACAATTTATATAACTTATTTCCTCAGTATTTAGTAGAAGATGATAATAATTTTAATTTTCAACTTTTTGTTGAAATGACTGGACAATTATTTGATGAAATATGGTTATATACTCAAGCTATTGTTAATAGAAATGATAATAATAATAGTTTAACAGAAGGAATATCTATTGATTTAGTAGCTGATGCTTTACGTTCTTATGGTTTAAATATATACCAAAGTAGTTTTACAGATAGTGATTTATACACAACATATTTAGGTATAACTCCTGGTGGTTCTACTTTACCTCCTACAGGAAGTGAATTAATAACTACTTACATAACATCATCAGCTGATACTATACCTTTTAATGATGCTAATAAATTAATTTATAAAAGACTATATCATAATTTACCTTATTTATTAAAGAAAAAAGGTACTATTGAAGGATTACGTTTATTATTAACTTGTTTTGGAATACCTGATACTTTATTACAAATTGTAGAATTTGGTGGTAAAAATAAAATAAATACAAATGATTGGGATTATTTTGAAGATAGATTTAATTATGCTTTTTCTACTTCAGGATCATCATATATAACATCTTCATTTTCTTTAAATTCAGTTTGGGGAGCATTAAGTGATGTACCTCAAGCTGTTGAATTTAGATTTCAAACTTCTGGTTTACCAATAAATTATTCTCAAAGTTTATGGCAAACTGATCAAGGAGTTAAATTAACTTTAAAATATACAGGTTCTGCTTTATCAAGTGGTTCTTATTCAGCTTCTATAGCTGATCCTTATAATCAATATGGTTTTTTAGAATTTCAACCAGAAAATTCTAATCCATCAGTAACAGCTAGTGTTTATTTACCTTTTTATAATAATGGATGGTGGTCTGTATTAATTAATAGAACATCACCTACAAATTATATATTATATACTAAAAATAATATATATGATGGTTATGAAGGAAATAAAATAGGATTTCAAGCATCTTCTTCTATCTCAACCATTGGACTAGATTCAGATTGGACAAATAGTATAAAATCAATTTTTGCTCCAACTTCATCAGCATCTTTATTATTTTCAGGTTCTTTACAAGAAATAAGATATTATACTCAACCTATAACTGAAAATAGTTTTGATAATTATGTAATGAATCCTTTGTCTATTGAACAAAGTGAATATCTAGCATTTAGAGCAACATTAGGTGGTGAACTTTATACAGAAAATATTTCTATACATCCTAAAGTTACAGGATCATGGACAACTACTTCTTCTTTTACTTCAAATAGTAATTTTTATATTAGTAATACTTCTTCTTTTGTTACTAATGTAGAAACTATATATTATAATGAACCATTAACCGGAATATTAAATAGAGTTTCTAATAAAATTCAATTAAAAAATAATAATATTCCAACAAAAGATTATTCAGATATTTTATCACCCTTAAGACCATTATCTCAAACTATAGAAGCTAGTGAAAGTTATTCTAGAGATAATAATTTATTAGAAGTAGGTTTATCTCCTCAAAATGAAATTGATAAAGATATTACTGAACAATTAGGTTATTTTAATATTGGAGAATATATAGGAGATCCAAGACAAACTCATAATAATTCATATTCTGAATTAAAAACATTAAGAGATGATTATTTCTTAAAATATATATCATCCTATGATTATAATGATTATGTACGTTTAATTAAATATTTTGATAATGCTTTATTTAAAATGATTAAGGACTTTGTTCCTGCTCGTACAAGTATAGCTACAGGTATTATAATTAAACCTACTATTCTAGAAAGATCAAAATATCCTGAACCAACATTAAGTTGGACTCGTCCTGAATATACAGGATCTATTCAACATTATACTAGCAATACAGGAGTAAGTAGTAGCACCATATATAATTTTTCAGGTGATAATGGAGGAATATATAATGGATTAACAAGTAGTTTTACAGAATCTTTTGTTGGACCTTTAGGACTTATAGATATAACTCATGATGATAATATGGAATTTTATAATGGTGAGTTAGAAGGTAGTGTATTAACAGTTACTACTCAATCATTATTAGATAATCCATATTTAGAAGGTTTTTATAAATTATCTATAGGTGATTTACAAAATTTAAATGTAAATAGTACCGCATTTATTGTTAGTGCTAGTTATTTTGATGGTTCAATATATATAACATCAGGTTCTGTAAAATTTAATATTTTAAATCCAAATATATCATATTATAACACAACTACATACCAATATAAACCTAATTATAATGTACAACAAGATATTTTAATAACAATAACAGGAAGTATAATTTCAGGTTCTCAAGAAAATGGAACTATAGGAATAACCTTAGAAGAGAATGGAGCAGTTATAGGAAGTACTAGTTATAATACATTAACTTCTAATGAAGAAGAAACATTTAATATTTCTATATCATTACCAAATTATTATATAACAAGTGGTTCAACTTATGAAGTAAAATATAGTCTAACTAATACTTTTCCATCCCCTGGAACAAGTGCATCTATTAATACTAATAGTAAATGGACATCAACAACAACTAATTTACAAGCTCAATCAACTTATTATTTAGATCCTACTGTTTACACACAACAAAATTTCCCAGGAAATTTATTAGAATTTTCAGAATATAATGCTATATTAAATAATGTATATTCAAATACAGTATCAGAAAAATATTTTGATGTTGATTATTCACAAAATTTAAATCAAGCTATAAATTATCAATTAATTTTAAGTCAATCAGCTTTATACGCACAAGTTCAAGATTCTAACTATACATCTAAAACAGGTTGGTATAATGCTAGATATGGAGGAAGTAAAAATACTGGTGAGTATAATTATTCACAATCTTTTAAAAGTGTTATAATACCTAATTATCCTATAGATAATTTTGTAAATTATTTTATTTATTATGATTGGATTGGAGGATCTGATCCTCAATATCCTGGTGGAGGTAATGTTCATGGTATTTATTTAATTAGTACTGAAGGAGTAGCAGTTCCATTAACTCAAGATAATAAAAATTTATTTGCAATAGAAAATATTTATGCAGGAGGAACTCAAGCTTACATATATCCTGCTGTATATTCATCAGGTAAAACAGGTAGTTATATTGTAGAAATTGTTGATGGAGGTGCTATATATGAAAGTATTTTAGTAGTAACAGGAAGTAAATCTCCTGAAGCTTCACTAGTTACAAACCAAGATAATATTATAGATATTAATGTTTATTTTACAGGAAGTAATAATACATTAACAGACAAAGATACATCTATATATGGTTATTGGATTTATTCTTTTTCAAATCCATCATCTTCTATTGGTTTTTTTGATTATATTACATTTAATACTAATGTTGGAGAAGATGGACTTAGTATTCGTAGTAAATCAAAAAATCAATTTATAAATGCTTATACTCCTCCTTATCTTATTGAATATGAAGATACAATGTTTCCTTTACAATATGGAGATATGATAAGATTTGGTACAACAGGTTCCTATAGTGTATCAAATACTGCTTCTTTAGATGGAACTTTTACAGCAGGAGGACTATTTCAAATATCTTCTATAATAACAGGATCAGATCCATATCAAACAGGAAGTATAATTTTAAATTCCTTAATCAATAATTACCCTTTTACACAAAATGTTATTCCAAATAAAAATTTACAAAACTTTAGAATAATGAGAAGAATCCCTAATGAATCTTATGTTTTAATTAAAAATAAACCCTCATATCTAGATCCAGGATTTTTAATACCATTTAATTTTAATCCTAATTATAATCCATATGATTTAGCTAAAAAAGCAGGAATAATACAATAAAAAATTAAATTAAATATATTTATAATAAAATATGGCCTATTTATCTAATACCTCAGTAACAATAGATGCAATCTTAACTAAAAAAGGTAGAGAATTATTAGCAAGAGGTGATGGTTCTTTTGCAATTACTCAATTCGCATTATCAGATGATGAAATTGATTATACTATGTATAATCCAACCCACCCATCAGGTTCAGCTTTTTATGGAGAAGCTATAATAAACATGCCTTTATTAGAAGCATTTCCTGATGAAACACAAATAATGAAATATAAATTAACTACATTACCTAGAGGTACAGCTAAATTACCTGTACTAGATTTAGGTATTTCATCAGTTGTGTTAAAACAAGGAGCTTCATTAACCATTACTCCACAAACATTAAATTATTTAGGTAATAATCAAGTATTCGAAACTAGTGGATACACAGTAACTATATCTGATGTTAGAGTTTTAGCTTCATTTACTGGGGTAGGTATTAATACTCCTGTAGCTACTAGTTTAAATTCATCTACTACAATTGGAACTAATGTTTCTAAAACTGTAATAGGAACTTCATTCCAATTAAGAGGAACAACAGTAAATACTTTCTTTAGTACTACCAATTCAGTTCAAGCTACTCTCACAGTCATAGGAAATGACAGTGGAGCTCGTTTAACAATCCCTGTAACAATTAATAAAGCATAATAAAAAATGTCACTAAAACGTTTAGATCCTGAAGATTTTGTAATAAGTGCTGACGCTATTACATCAACATTATTTACAAATGATACTGTAACTTTAACAAGTTTTTTTACTTCTTCTACTCAAACTAATTCAACTGCTGGTCAATATTATTTTGATATTTATAACACTGGTTCAACAATATCAGGTTCGGAAGTTCAATTTGCTATAGCTTATGGTAACAAATATGGAAGTGGTAGTTTATTATATAATACATTAGTTCCTGATGCTTCTTACTCTAGATCAATTTATGGTCAATATAGAACATTAGTTTTAGGAAGTGAAACAGTAGATTTTATATTTGCTAATTATACAGCTTCTGAATTTCATGCTATTTCATTTGAAAGAGCTAGATATAAAGAATCATTATTTCCTGGATCTTTAACATTAGTTTTAAGTGGTAGTGCTAATTCTATAAGTTTAACAGATGATAGTCAAGTAACTAATACTATTACTTTCTTAGACTCAGGTCGCGTATTTAATTTAGTAAGTGGTTCTACAGGTACTGTATATACAGGTATGAATCCTAATGGTTATACATCAGGTTCAGTTTATGGTTCATACGGGTGGTTATTACCTGATATTGGAGTAATATTATTAAATAGTAAAGCTATTTCAGCTCCTATAGCAGCAGGTGGTTTAGCTACTAACATAACAGCTTCAGCTGTTAATACAAATCAAAATTTAAATACTAAATTATTTTCTTTATTTAGAAATGGTTCATTTAGAATAAATTCTCAAGAAACTATCACTTCTGATTATGTCTTTGTAAGAGTTAGAAATAGTGAATTTAATTATACAGAAAACCCATCATTTATTTCAGGTTCAACTGGTGATATAATTTATACTGATTTTATTAATAATCCTACAACTTATATTACAACAGTTGGAATGTATAATAATGCTAATGAATTATTAGCTGTAGCTAAATTAAGTAAGCCTTTACAAAAAGATTTCACAAAAGAAGCATTAGTTAGAGTAAAACTTGACTTTTAATGAATGAGTGTTTTCAAATCACTAACAGTACAAGATGTAATTCTTAGCCCATTTGAGGTTAATAAAAGTTTAACTTTTATAGGAAATGCTTTAACAAGTTCTGAAATAGGAATTGATAGATATTTAGGTAAAAATATTACAGGAAGTTTTAATCCATTATCTGATCCTATAACAGGATATATTAATACAGGTAGTTATCAAAGATTAATATATGACTCAGTAAAACACCTGTATTACACAAATTTTTTAACTTCTCAAACAGGTGATACTGCTTCACTTTATACTACAGTATACGGGTTTGATACTGTGGGAGATGTTAGATTAGGTGATTATAATAATACAAATTATTACAATTATTTACAATCAACTTTAACTCAATCAAGATATTTTCCTACATCTTCTGATTCTGTTATAGGTATAATTTCTGTACCTCAAAAATTATTTGGTAATAAAATAAAACCAGGTTCATTTAATTTTACATCTGATAGTGGAAGTATAATAGATGATGGTGAAGGTAATTTATTATTAAATGGTGGAAATGTGTGTGGTAATATAATTTATCAACATGGTTTAGTTATAATAACATCTGATTCAACTCCTGGAGGTTCAGGATATGGATTATCAACATATGGATTAGATGTTTATGGAGGAAATGATACAGGTTTTATAAGTAATTTTATATCATCATCAAATGTAACTTGTTCTTTTTCTAGTTCATTAGTAATTTATGAAACATTATTTAAATGTACTATTAGAGAAAATGAATTTAATTATACTTTAAATCCAACAGTAATTTCAAATCAAACTACAGGAATAGTTTATGATTTTATGACAGGTTCATTTTTTGCTCCTTATATTACTACTGTTGGTTTATACAATGAAGTTGGAGAATTATTAGCTGTTGGTAAATTATCTCAACCCTTACCTTCATCAAGAACAACAGATATGAATATTTATGTTAAAATAGATAAATAATATGTGGTTATACAACGAAAAAGTTATAGAAAATATTGAGGATTTTCCTCAAGATACCTTTGGTTTTATTTATATAGTAACTCATAAACCAAGTGGTAAATCTTACATTGGTAAAAAGGTATTATACCATAATGTAAAGAAAAAACTAACAAAAAAGGAACTAGCAGAAC